GGGCATTACCCATACCTGCCATCGCGGGCATTACATCTCCAGATGTATCGTCATAAATCGCCAAGCGATTTTGATCTGGAGCCCCGCCATGTCATCCATCGTCAGCTTTATCGACCGCGCTTTCCTTGCTGCCATTGCCGGCCCGGCACCAGCCGCAAAGAAGGCCCGCCAGGCCGAGATCCTTGATGCCACCATAGCTGCCCTGCCTGACCTGATGGAGCGCTTTGCGATCAACACCGCAGCGCGCATTAACGAGTTCCTCCCCCAGATCGCCCATGAATGCGACGGCTTCTGCACGACCCGCGAATATGCATCCGGTGCTGCCTATGAAGGTCGCAAGGATCTCGGCAACATCTTTGCGGGAGACGGCAGGCGCTTTCCCGGGCGCGGCGAAATCCAGCTGACCGGCCGGGAGAACGCCCGGCTGTTCACAGAGTGGATGCGCAGAACCGATCCGGCCTGCCCGGATTTCGAGGCGCAGCCCGAGCTGCTCGAGCAGTTTCCCTGGGCGGTCTGGTCGACCATCTATTTCTGGACCGTCAACAACCTCAATGTGCTCGCAGATCGCGGCGACATGATCGGCATCACCCGCCGCATCAATGGTGGCAGGAACGGGCTCATCGATCGCCAACGCCGCAAGGCGATCTCGCAGAAGCGCATGGCCACCGCCGCGCTGACCACGCCGATATCAGCCGACATCGTCGCCAGCGAACAGAAATTCCCGGTGCTGTTCCGCAATATCGAGGACCACGACGATCAGGTCGAATGCCTGCAGCGCCTGCTCGCTGAGGCCGGCTACTACCACCTGTCCATCGATGGCGATTTCGGTCCCGGCACCGAAGGCGCGGTCCGCACCTTCCAGTCGCGGCTGAAGCTCAGAGTGGATGGCCTGGCCGGCAGGATCACCTTCACCTCGCTTCTGGCACTGCTGCACAAGCAGGCTGGCGATCTGCCTTGGACGATCAAGGCCTAACTGAGGACACAACCATGAAGCAAGTCATGCTCGAAGCGCTGCTGCCGGTGTTTGCTACCTTCGCCACCGCCATCATCCCGCTGCTGATCGCCTACATTTCCAGCCGCATCCATCTGTGGACCGGCATGGAGATCGAGGCCCGCCATCGCGAGGCGCTGCAATCGGCGCTGGCCAATGCCGCGCGCATCGTGGCCGCCGGCGCCAGCAAGCAGGCCGGCATCGACTATGTCTTGGCCTCGGTGCCCGATGCGCTCAAGGCGCTCAACGCCGACAACCAAAACCGCATCGACAAGCTGCTGGAACCCCATCTCGCGGCGGGGTCGAATAAATGAACATTCTGGACCTGGCGCCCTATGTCGGGCTGATCATTTCGCTGTTTACCGCAGCGGCGCTGATCAAAAGCAACCTGACGTCCGGCGAGAAGGAACTCTCGGCCAGGATGGTGAAGGCCGAGATCAAGCTCGTGGAATACGACCGCCGCATCCAGGCGATGGAGGCCGAGCTCAAGCATCTGCCTGATCGCGACACCACGCACCGTCTCGAACTCTCTCTTTCCGAAATTGCCGGCCGGCTCAACACGATTGAAGCTGCGCAGGCCGGGCGATTTCACGCCATGGAACAGAAGCTCGCGCCGATCGAGGCAATGAGCGAGCGCTTGAATGACATCCTTATGGACAAGGCGACAAAGCTATGAACATCGCAGTTGACTACGAAAAGAGAAGTCGGGAGAAGGCCCGCCTCGTTATCCTGGAGGAGCTTACCAAGCAGCCGCGCGAGAGCCTCTCGACTGAATTCTTCCAGCCCGCGCTGCATCTGGCGGCCGTGTATCAGGATGCCGCCTGGATCAACCAGGAGATCGAGTATCTGCGCAACATGGGCGCCGTGACGGTGCTCGATGTCGAGGAAGACTTCAAGATCGCCACGATCACCTATCATGGGAAGCGACATCTCGATCGCGAAATCACAATCGCAGGCGTCCAGCGGCCGAAGCGCCAGGGGGTCTGATCCATGGCCAAAGAAGGTCGCGGCCGTCTCAGCTCACTACGGTTGCTGCCCCGCGAGGTCAGCTATGTGGTCCAGTGGGCGAGCGACGAACTGCAAGCCAACAACCGCACGCAGGTCGATATCTACCGCGAGTTCGTCGACCGACTGGAAGCCGCCCAGCGCGAGCGGCGCGGTGAACTCGAATTCGCCATCCCGTCATTTTCATCTTTCAACCGCTACTCGATGGCTATCGAGGCCGACGCCCGCGACCTCGCTGAAGCGCGTGAAATGGCAAAGGCCACGGCCGAGAGCCTTGATGCGCAGGAGAGCGACAACCTGACGCTAATCGCGGCAGAAAACCTGAAGGCACTCATCTACAAGCTATCCCGCAAACTCCGAGACCAGATCGATCCGAAAAGCCTCAACCAGCTTTCGAGCGCGCTTCATCGGGCGTTGATGGCGCAGAATGTATCGACCGAGCGCAGACAGAAGGTCGAGTCCGAATACAAAGCCCAGGCCGAGAAGATCATCGATACGGTCGCCAGGGAAAAGGGCATGTCGGCCGAAACAATCGCCCAACTGCGGCGCGACTTCCTCGGCGTCCGTCCGAAGGACAAGGGTGCAGCGTGACAGACGCGCTCGATCCGATCCCGCGCGATCCTTCCAGCTTGCCACCCGAGTTCCTGCGCGGCGGCGATATATCAGACGATCTCGATCCGCTGGCCGAGGGCGTGTTGATGCGGCACCAGGCCGAATGGCTGGAAGATCAGTCGGACCTGAAGATCTGCGCCAAGGGGCGGCGCACCGGCATCACATTCGCCGAGGCGCTCGACGATACGCTGATCGCCGCCGCCAAGCGCTCGGCCGGTGGCCAGAACGTCTTCTACATCGGCGACACCAAGGACAAGGGCCGCGAGTTCATCGGCTACGTCAAGCACTTCGCCTACACGGTCGCCCACGAAGTCGCCGAGATCGAGGACTCGATCTTCATCGACGAGAAGGCGGACGGCTCCACCGCCTTTATCTCGGGCTACCGGATCTCGTTTGCCTCGGGCTTTCGCGTCGAGGCGCTGTCGTCGCGGCCGGAAAACATTCGCGGTCTCCAGGGCACCGTCGTCATCGATGAGGCCGCTTTCCATCGCAATGTCCGCGACGTGCTTGATGCCGTCAACGCGCTTCTGATCTGGGGCGGCAAGATCCGCGTCATCTCCTCGCACAATGGCATCCTCAATCCGTTCAACGAGCTGATCCGCGAAGCCGAGGCTGGCAAAGTGCCGTTCTCGGTTCATACGATCCCGTTCAACCTCGCCATCGTCAACGGCCTGTTCAAGCGGGTGTGCCTGGCGACGGGCAAGACCTGGTCACCCCAAGCGGAAGCCGAATGGGAAGCCAAGATCCGGGGCTCCTATGGCACCCGCACATCCAAGATGCGCCAGGAGCTGGATGCCATCCCCTCGGAAATGGAAGGGGCGGCTCTGACCCGCGTCATCATCGAGAGCTGTATGTCGGCCGATATCCCTGTCGTTCGCTGGGATCGGCCGGACGATTTCAAGAGCCTTTCGGACGAGGAGCGCGCGCGCCAGGCGCTGGACTTCTGCGAAGTCAAACTGAAGCCGTTGCTCGACAGGCTCGATGCGCGCCGCGAACATGCATTTGGCGAGGACTTTGCCCGCAAGGGCGACAAGACGGCGATCATTCCTCTGGAGATCGGCCAGGATCTGGTCCGCCGCGCCTGCTTCGTGCTCGAACTCAAGAACATCACCTTTGATGAGCAGCGCGACATCCTGTTCTATGTCGTCGATCGCCTGCCGCGGCTGGTCGGCGGCGCGCTCGATGCCACCGGCAACGGTGCCTACCTCGCCGAAAAGGCCCGCCTGAAATACGGCGAATGCATCATCGAGGTGATGCTCTCCCAGGCCTGGTACCGCACCAACATGCCGCCCTACATAGAAGCGTTCGGCGACAAGACGATCCTGTTGCCGTCCGACGCCGACGTGCTGGCCGACCATCAGGCGCTTGCCTATGTCGGCGGCATCATCAAGGTGCCGGACGATCACTCGACCAAGGGCAGCGACGGCTACGATCGCCACGGCGATACCGCCCCGGCCGGCGCCTTGGCGTGGTTTGCCACAACGCAGGAAGCGATCGACTACGGCTACGAGACCCAACGCGGCCCGGCCGTCAACCCGGCACTGCTGCCCAATCATGACGACGACCACGGTCGCTCGATCAGAATATTCTTGAGAGGATCGCTCTGATGGCTCGCTTTATGGACCTGCTCGGCAAGCTGATCCCAAAGAAGGAACTACTCACCGAAGAGGTGGCCGCCCCCAAGCTGGGCGGCGTCCGCTCGTGGACCTCTGGCCACCCGGCCGAGGGACTGGGTCCGCAGCGGCTCGCCAACATTCACCGGGCCGCCGCCAATGGCGATCCCGAAGCCTA